GTCAGCAAGATGCTGGGACATAAACGGATCACCACGACCCAAATCTACGCCAAAATCACCAATGACAAGATCGGGCAAGATATGGCGGCATTAAGCGAGAAACTCAGCAGCGTCTTCAAGGTCGCACAGTAATGGCCTACGATCTTACAGCTAATTCGATTTCCGATCTTGCTTCGTCGATGGCAGGGTAATTTTCGATGTAAGTTTTCCCGCCGGCAGGGAATTTATCGCCGGAGATGGAAATACGCAAGGCCATGCGAATCGCCCGAGGGGCGAGCCTTGCGTATTTCCATCTCCGGCATTTTGCTGAACGCTACCGTCGGAATAGGCGGCTTTCTGCGGCTCCTGACGATCCGGTTCTGATGTTCAGTCGCGGTCGTATGCTCATCGCCGACCTTACGGACGACCTCCAATACTTTACGTTTGGTTTCGCTGCTGACATAAAGAGCCGAGCGGGCACGAATGCTTCTTGGCTGCAGGAACATTCGGTCGAAGTCGCCGATGACGATGTCGTCATCAGACCGCAGAGGTAGGAAGGGATTCGGAAGCGGCATTTCCCGTTTATTGGGCTCTTCCCGCTTTCGATCCCGGATGAAATCCTCACGGTCATCGGCCGGAAGAGGTGCCGGGGCATCGGGACGCTCCGGGCGCCGCCAATGCTGTATCAAGGAACTAATCCCGGAAAAAATACTCCAAAGGAGTATCGATCCGAACATAATAAGACCCAGCGTCTCCCAAAAGTGCAGGTCGGATAAATAGTCGTTCAACATGATTGAAAAAGTTTTAGATGATGTTATGGTAATTCTGTTCTTGATGTATGCGATTGATCTCGTCGCGGAATATTTCGAGATGGTGCCGCAGGATATTATCTACATAAGATGTCGCGGTCAGTCGCTCGCCGCCGATTTTTTTCAGGACTTCAAGGATTTTCCGTTTCGTAGGGGCACTGACATAGAGCGAGGCGCGGAGGTCGTAATCCACCCGGACAAGAAATGTTTTTTTGCAGTCGGGCAATGTCATCGAACGTCGCCGTCGTATGTCCGGTACGTGAGCACTCTCCGGCTTCACATCCTGCCTTTCGGATACGACCGTTTCGGAAGACTGGGAATCGGGATTTGAGGAATCTTCAGGTGCGGCGACAACGGATGCAGGAGCGTCGGGAACGGACGCTGTCTTGAGTGACGGGTGCATACGCGCAAAACAGTTCTTTTTCATTTCAGATAAGGTTTTTGGTGCTTTTCTGTTTATAAATTCTATTGATGTCGTCTTTGTATAGTTCGAGATGCTGCCGCACGATATTCTCGACATAGGACGTGGCAGTCATATATTCGCTGCCGATTTTCTTAACTACATCCAATACCTTTCGCTTGGTGTCGATACTTACATATAAGGCCGAGCGGACGTGTATATCATGGCGAGTCATATAGGTCTGCTCGAAATCCGGAATGACCATTGTCCGTCGCCGCCGGGGCTCCGGTGCCGGAGCAGGACTATCTTGTGTTTCTTCTCCGGAATCCCGGGCAGCGACATCCGGTTCTGCCTGCGGCTCTTGCTGCGCAGGATCTTCTATCTCGCGTGTAACTTTCGTCGTGAGGGGCAGCTGTCCTGCGATCACCTGTCTTACAAGACCTTCGTCTACTTCGACTTTGGTTTTTTTAGCCATTGTCAGCGGATGTTAAGAAGCGTGAGAATTTCCGTTGCGAGGGTCTCGATCCGTGCTTCACGGGCAAAAGTCCGTTCCGGCGCCAGCAGCGTCGAGCGGCCGACTCCTGCATTGTCCGGAAGCAGCTCCTTGTTGAACTTCGAGCGGTAAGGAATGTGAGTTGTCATAAGCGACAGCCCGAGCTTACGGATAACGGCCTCGTATTGGTCGTAAAGCGGCGTGCGTTCACGACGATCTATCATCGTCCAGAAAAGATAGACGCTCTGTAAAGTGAGGGCCGGATTCCGGGCAAGGTTAGTAGTGAGGCTCCGGGCAAAGGAGAGCGCACTTTCCATGACGACCTTGTCGGCTTTCAGGGGCACGAAGACAGCGTCCAACGACGCGAGGAGCCGAATGACGCCTTCGGCATTGACCGTTCCCGGTAAGTCGTAGAGAATGATGCGGGGATTGTAGCCGTTTTGCAGTAGCCGCCCGACTTCATCGGGGGCTTCGAGCGGCATGCATTTCAGCAGCGGCCAGAGCTTGCGGCCCGTGGCTTTGAATTGACGTATCAGCAACAGCTTGTGATAATCGTCATGCTCGATGAGCGATAGTTCCCGCTCCCGTTGGGCATGGATCGACCATTGGGGATAGTCGCAGTCCACGACCAACACGTCGTGCCCGACGATGTAATGCAGGTAACTGGCGAGCAGTACCGTGAAGGTTGATTTTCCAACGCCGCCTTTCTGATTGCAGACGGCAATGCTTGCAGGGGTGATGTTCATAATACAGAGTTTAAAAGATTCGACAACTCGCGTTTGGGGATAGTCATTCTATCGAATTTTGCATTTTTGCTGCATTCAGAGATGCACTCTTTCAGAGATTCAGAGTTTATGAATATCTTTTCTTCCGAAAAAGAGAAAGAGCGATTTTAACAACGAATTTCGTCTCGGAACAATCGCCATCGCGCCGACACGATATCCCAACAGGATGATTCGATTTCATGGCTCACAAACGCTTTCTTTTATTCTGTCCCGTCCTGAAAAAGGTTTACAAAAAAGAGTAAATCTTATGCAGCAAACAACGAATTCAGACTTATCACGTCATTATTTACCGCGTCAGTTGCGTCATCTGATTTTACAGGAGTATTTGAGCGGAGTCAAGACGGCTCGCCAACTCTCCGAAGAACATGGTATTCCCATGTCTACGATTCATAAGATGGGTCAGCGCTGGAAAGCGAAAAATAGTTGTAGCTTTGTGAGTACCCCTAATCCTTATCCGATCATGTCCCGCGTTACGAGTGAAGAAGCCAGTGAATTATTATCCGAGAACAAAGCCCTTCGGCGGCGCTTGGAAGAGGCTTTATTACGTCTGGAAGGCTATGAGATCATGGGAGATATCCTCCAAGAAGAATACGGTATCGACCTGCTAAAAAAATCCGCAGCCGGACAGTCCAGCGTCTCAAAGAAAGACACACAGCAATGAGCCTGTCGTTTCTGTGCGGGTTGTTCGGCTATACCCGTCAGGCCTATTATAAACATTTACGGCGTAATAGGGAAGGATCCTTGTCCGACACCCTTCTTTTGGAGCGGGTGGGTTGCTACCGGAAACTGATGCCCAGGCTCGGCGGTCGTAAACTGTGGCATTTGCTACAACAAGACGGATTTCCGGTCAGCCGGGATCGGTTATTTACGCTGCTTTCGGAAAACAATCTTCTGGTCAAACGTCGGAAGAAATACAGCGTTACGACCTGCTCGCGGCACTGGATGCGTAAATATCCGAATCTGATCCGGGGTTTCGACCTCGAGCGGCCGCATCGTTTATGGGTCGGAGATATTACGTACATTTCTTTGAAAGAAGGATTTGCATATCTGGCTTTGATAACGGATGCCTATTCCAAACGGATCGTAGGCTATGATCTGAATACGACATTGGAACGGGACGGAGCGCTCCGTGCACTGAGGATGGCCATAGACCAGACTCCGCAGCAAAAACGGCAAGGGTTAATCCATCATTCGGACAGAGGATGCCAATATTGTTCGAAAGAATATGTGAAATTGCTGACCGATAATGGGATTCGCATCAGCATGACTGAAAAGGGCGATCCGTATGAGAATGCCGTTGCCGAACGGGTGAACGGTATTCTGAAGAGCGAATGGATCGACGAGGAATGTTTTGAAAGTTTTCAGGCAGCAAAAGAACGCATCGACCAGATCGTTATCCTTTACAATTCACTCAGACCTCATGCCAGCTGCGATTGGCTTACGCCCTTGGAAGCGGAACTTAGAACCGGGAAACTCAAACATCATTGGGGCCGAAAGACGGTTGTTCGGAAGGCATATGTAAACTTATATCAGGACAATATTTTTTGAACCAAAATGTTTATCTTTAATTATCAATCACTGTAAACCTTTTTCAGGACGGGACAGAGGGCTTTCATCTTCTCGATGTGCTCGTCGTATTTCTTATTGAGCTTGTCGAGTTCTTCGCCTTGTTTTTTCAGATTCTCTTTCGCTTTTTCGGTCGACGAATTGAACCAACTAAACGCCTTGACGAGGGCATAAACGGCCGCGATTGCCGCGATAATTGCCGCGACGATAACCCCGATTGGGTTTGCAAAAAGCGCCGCCGTGAATTTCCATACTGCGGCGGTTCCGGCGTTTGTGGCAACCGTCCCGGCGGCCATCGCCGACGTCCGGGCGGTTTCCGCTTTCGTCTGTGCCCATGTTGCAACCGCTTGTGCTTTTTGCATGACGATAGACTGTTTCTGCAACATGTTCTGCACGGATTGGATGGCCACGAGTGCGCCGAGCGTCTGCGTTATAATGCCGATAGCTTTGTCGAGGTCTTTATTTTCGACCCCTAACTGCTTTGAAAGTATCGACCATTGTGCCCATAGCTGCAAAAGATTTTGCGTCCCCTTGATGAGCACGTCGAGTTGCGCCGTGTCGGATGCCCCGGCATTGATGCCAGCCTCGACGTCAGCAAGGGCGTCTTTCATATTTGCGGCGACGCCCAGCAGGTCTTGATACTCTTGCGTCGTTTCTTTGCCCTCGTATTTCATCTGCGCGAGTTGCTGACGAATTACACCTAATTGCGTTTCGAGCGGCTTGATGTCGGGATAGTTACCCACGTTCCGGTAAAACCTTTGCGTACCCTCTTCCGATTCGAGCAGCGCATCGGTTATTTCGTTGATCTGTTTTTTGAGTGCCTCGCCCTCTGCGCTTTTCTGCATGGCTGCACTCATTGAATCGTACTGTTTTGTGAGGTTCGACAGTTCGGCGCGCAGTTTTCGGTTCGACCCCTCTTCCTCGCGGGCCGCCTTGATGTTGTTCTGCACCTCCTTTTCAACCTCGCGCAACTCGCGCTTGTAGGCGGTCTGTTCGGCGCGTAGCTTCGCCAGTTCCTCGCGGTCGGCGGCGGTGGCTTCTCCCTTTTTCTTGATCGCCTCGCGCAGGGCCTTTTCCTTTGCCGTCGATTCCTCGATCTTGGCGTTGTAGTCGGCTATCAACTTGATAGCTTCCGCGTTGTCGACTTGCACCTCGACGACGCGGGTTGTTGTGTTTTCTGCCATTTGTTATGCGTTTTTCGTGGTTTGTTCTGCGATGATGTAGCTATACGTGTCGTCATATTCCGGGGTGATGGAGTTTATTTCGATTCCGCCGACTATTCGCGTAATCGTCGGGCCGATCACTTTCATTTGCCCGGCAGGAAAGATGATCGTTTGCTGTACGAGGGCAACACCGTCGTACGTGTAGGGGGTTATCACGACATCGAGGTCTGACGCAGGCGCAGCGCTGGCTGTTATGTAAATAGCGACGTCTTCCCATTGCCAGCCGATAGATACCGCCTGCGATGGGCGTTCCGGTTCTTGGACAACCGTTTCCGGCAACTGCACGGCCTTGACCTCGCAGGCTTTATTCGCTGTCGACTGGATGCTGACGATGCCGTAGAATTTCCCATATTGGCGCAGGTAGAACGGGATTGAATAGTCCAGCGATTTCAAATCGTATTCGTCCAACATGATCTGCTCCGTAATGGTTATTGCGCTGTTGAGCAGACGTGATAGGGTGGAATAGTATTTCGATAGCAAGGTCGTGAAATCGAGGTCGTCGAATGCAAGCATAGCCAGCCCGGAACCGTCGCTGATAAGGCGCATAATCCGGTCTTTGACTTGTACGGTGTCGACGGCTGTTCCGTCATCGTTCAGTTCGTAGTGCCGTATCGTCGAGCCGTCCGATGGAGCGAAAGGCAATGTTATAACGGTCTTTTCGGCGTCTAAAATCTCGCTGTCGATTTTCAGATTGCCGTCGGCATTCGTGAAAACCGTATCGTCTTCTTTGTACTTGAAATAGTTGTTGCGGCAGTAGTCGTTGATTTTGTATTCCGTGGTCTTCGGCTCGTCGTCATTGCTTCGGACGAATTTATCCGACCAATCGCACGCCTGCGCTTTGTTCTCCTGTAAGGTGTCGAGCGATACGAATTTCAGATTATTGACGTTTGTGGGGTCGGGTACGGCAAAGATGCCGAACATTCCGCAGATCGCCTTGATGAAGTCGATTTGCGAGATTTCGGGCAGGTTTTGAGGTATCGGAAATAAACTCGGATAGATGATATTTTCGAAGTCTTCCGTAATCGTAAGTTTGGTATTTCCCAATCTCGAACCGGAAATTACCGATGTCCCGTTATGTGGAAACAGGCGCAGGTAGTCATATTCTCCCCACGTGATTTCCTCTTCAATGTCGGCGAAATAATACGTTTTTTGATACGCATACGTTCCTGTTGACGACGATACCGACGATGACCCGATACTGACGGCTATTTGCGTCGTTGTTTCGTCGCGGTCGCTGTATCGTGTCGCTCGGATATATACGCGGCTGGGGAATCCGTTGGAGCTATTGGAATATAGAACCATTCCCAACTGTGCCCCCGATCGGTTTACAATGGATATAATCACCTTTGTTGCGTTGTCGACCTTACGGATTTTGGTATTATCATCCGGGTCGAAAACACCGTGTCTATCTGTCCCGTTATTGCCCGCGATAGAATATCCCCAAAAGCCGTTGCTGTACGTTATGAATGGATATATAGATACCGTGGCCTCCGCCTCATTGCTTGCGTCTGATGCGTTTCGACTCAAGCATGGAATCGCTATCGCTCGCAATGCGCTGGCGTACTTGCTCGGCATTTCGAACGTGAATCCGGCCTGCTTGGTTATCTTGTCGAGAATCCACCACGTGGTAGCGCTGGGGTGGAAATTGGCAAGACTGGCATTCGACACGCCGCAGTCGTATTTCGCAAATCCGTATCCGGTGGATTTCATTTGCGACAGGGTCGTCGCTGTGGTATTTGCATTCCACGTCAGCGCTTCGGTTCCGGTCAACTCGTTCAACTTGGCCGCTTTGTCGACCCACGTTTGAAAGTTTGCCATCACGCCCCAATAAAGCGCGATTTCGTAGGTTTCAGACGAAGATAGCAGCACGGCATATCCGACGCGGACGACCTCGATTCCATTCCGAACAAGGCGGGCCGAATATCGGTTGTATCGCTTATCGGATACATAGGCGGGCGCCCCCGGATTG